CACCATGTGCACGCTGTGCTCGCCGTTGGCGTTCATCACATCAACCACAAACAGGTCGTACTTCAGAATCTCCGACTGCTTCTTGGTCTTTTTGCCGTCAGCATCTTCCGTTTCAACTTCGCGGTACACCCCGCCGTTGGCACCGTAGGAGAAGCCGCGAGGCGGTGACGGGCGTATGTGGTTGGCTAGGGGTGCAGCTTCCGAGAGTTCTTCATAGGAAGCCATCGGCACTTCAATCTGCTTCTCCTCATAACTTACTGCTGTATCTCTACCAAGGGCGAGTGGGTTGGTGATCTTGCCCCAGTGCGTACACATGGTACACACGCCGGGGTTCTCGCTATCAAACTTGGTGCAGGGGTAGGGTCCTTTAATCTCCCGCAGCTTCTGCTGCATCCGATCTTCGTTGTATGGGTGCAGGTCAGACAGGCGCTTGTTCCACTTCTCGCCATCGTTGCACTTACTGCTGATAGACAGCACCGCCCTCCACAGCGGCTCCATGCCATCTTCCTCGGCGTTCTCGATGTAGTGCGCGATCTGTCCGCAGCCTGTACTGGCCTTGGTCTTGGCGACGATGTTCTTGAAATACGTGACGCTGTTCTTGAACGCGCTCGGGTCGATGTTCGTTGACTGCTTGGTTGGGCGTGTGCCCGGCAGGTCGAACACGTTGGTTGTCTCTACTGGCAGCACATTCAGTTGGCTACGCACTAGCGACGAGAACGCATCGAAGTCGAACTCGATAGGATCAGCCACCGACTTGATAGTGACGGTCTTGAGCGGCTCACGTTTGTGGTTCAGCGTACCCGGTATGCGCAACACCCGCGCTGCGTCTGCCGACACATTCATGTCGATCTTCAGCCCTTCCTGCTTGCACAGGCGCTTGAAGTTCTCAGCAACAGGTTTCCACTTGACAATAGGGATGTCATCAGTCAGCGGCCAGTACACATGGTAGCCACCGCCCGAGTCAATGATGAACGGCGTACCGAGCGCATCCAGCCCTGTCTTTTCTAGGAACTGTATGAACGCGTTTATGCCTTCCTTCTTCGTGGCGTATGTTCTGTCACTAGCTTTGGCACAATCAATGTCTACGAAGAACGAGCGGACGTTGACGGCGTTAGCCGCTGTCCGTGCATTGGCTTTCTCAAAAGAAGCTAACGCAAAGTAAATGTCGTAGTCTTGGTTCGCAAATTCAACAACCTTTGGCGGTATTTCATTGATGTCCTTCGTAAAGAAGTGTTCTTTTTTTATTGAGCTGAGTTCCGCCACGCAGTAAAAATCACCCGCAGACGGCAACACAGCCGCTAGAAATTCAAGCGGATGCAAGGCTTTCTCCTTGGGTGTTTAGTCTGTGTGGCGCGGTGCAGGTACTTGCAGCTTGCCGGAGAAATACCGGCGAACCATTTCGTCAATCCACGCAGAAGGCAGCGGCTCTCCTCTATCGTTCATCGCGCCTGCATAGTGGAACAACTCTTTGTCGGTCAAGGCTTCAGGTCGAACGTTTTGCATGTCTTTCTCCAAGCGTCTTCTGCAGTGGGTGATGTCCGCAGAATGTCGATTAATGTTTGTACGTTGTTCTTATACGCCTGCAGAACTTCGCCGCCCTTGAACCAGTTATATACCGTTTGACGCGTGGCTCCCGTAGCCTGTGAAACTTTCATCACGGGAAAGTCGAGGTGTATCGCCCAGCGCCCAAGTTGATTACCGATAGTCTTGGGAGCCTTTGATACCTCGAAACGAATGTTTTCAGAGTAAGGCATTAGTTATCTCGCTTGATTGCACGCATGACGCGTTGGTTTTTTCCTGAAAGCCCTTTTCGGCGCTCACCAGTATCTTCAATGTAGCCTTTATCAATCAGCGCCCTGTACCTTGCTGTGATGGATGAGTACGGATAACCGCTGAACACCTTACGTACTTCATCGCTGATGCAACCACGCTGACCAAAATTTAGTATTGCTTCGTACACCATCTGTTCTAACCGCGAGGTGTCCACACTCTCGGCGGCTTCTTGACTCGTATCTGGACTGTTTGTCCTGACAAGTCTACGTGGGTCGGTACCGAAAGACATATATTTCTCCTTGGTAAAAATACGGGGTCACTGGAAAATGACTACTTCCGCGAAAGGATTCCAGCCCCCGCTGCCGGTGTTATTAGCGCCACCTCCGGCTGGGCTATCTGGGTGGGGTACTCGCTGCGTCTGAAGCTCTCTCTGTGCCAGTGGTGCGTTCTGGCGCTCTTCAGCATCCGCTTTCCCCCATAACTTTAGTCGTCAGTCTCGTCCCACTGATCGACGATGTTGGCAAGGTTGCCGCTCTTCTTGGGAACAGCACCACCAACGGCTTTCTCTTCACGCTTCACTGGCTCTTCCGCCTCTTCCTCCACAGCGACGGACTTCGACTTCTTGGCAGCTTTCGGAGGAGCGCCAGCAATAGCTTCAGCGGGTGCAGGTTTTTCAACTTTGTCCACCTGTGCAACAGTCATAGTGATTGCGTTAACCGCAGCGGTCGTTGCGCCTTGAGTCTGTACAGTCTCGTACTCCTCTTCGGTCAGCCAGCGCATCGCTTTGAAGAACAGCTTCGGCACTGCGGCCTTGGTGTCGAACTTCAGGCGAGTGATAACCTGATCAGGGCTTGCGTTCTGCGCGGCGAGGAACCGAGCATAGGCTTGCAGTGGGCGGTTGTCGCCTTCTTCCTTACCGAAGATCGACTGCGCTGGTAGGGTCAACTGCATGACATCGCCCTGTATATCATTAGCCAACGCAACAGCAAGACGCTGCTGGTAACGGCATGCACGTGAAGTGCCTTCGCCAGAGCCAGAGATATTCTGTGGGCAGTCAGCGCATGCTGACGCTTGCTTGTTCTCTGCCTTCGGGTCGGGTGTCTCGCCGTTGGCTGACCAGCAATCTGGACCTGCGGGGTTCTGCTCGTCGTACTTGCCGAGATAGAAGATGCGGCTGACCTTCGGCGCTGCGTTAACAACTACCACGTCGAGGTGACGATCTTCGATTGACGCAACTTCTTTACCGTCAGAAATCAGACGGAACACACCGCCCTTGATGGAGATGCGCTTACCGCCACCACCTGCGCTGCCCATCAGTGCCTTGGCGATTGTCGATACCTCGCCCTTCTTTACGAATGACGGGACTTGTGATGCGTTGAATTCAACGATGCTGTTCATACTAGGTTTCCTTATTTAGATGGTCTGCGTACCGTTACGTCATACTCCGTATCAGAGTTCAATCCCGGCGGTACGAGACCGGGGTTCTGTTCTAGAAACTGCGCCATGTTGGACTGCGCTATACGTTTCTCCAACAAGTCAACAGCGTCGTGTTCGAGGATGAAGTCTTTGAAGCTCGACCAGTCCTGCGTGTAGTACCGCGTCTTGGTGGCAAGTATCACGGTGCCGTTATCAGTACGTGCAGACTTCTGTCCGTTAGATAGCATCTGTTCCTTCATCGCCATCTTCACTTCGTGTTGCTGCGCTTTTATTTCTTCGATCTGTGTCTCGTATTCTTGCGTCAACTCTTGTATGCGAGTCCGCATTTTTAAGTACATCCGCGCAAGACGAGCCAGTGGTATTTGCTCGTTCATTTACTTCTCCTTTGTTGTGTACTGCTGTGTCAAACATTTTACTTCCGCTTTTTGTCGTTGGCAACCTCCTCTTCATATAATTTGATCAGCAAGGCATGGTCTTCTACGCGGCTTGCTAATTGTGTAAACATTTTCTTTTCAATCGGACTACCCTGAATGTGTATCACGGTAACTTTATCCGAGGTCTGCCCGACACGGTCTGTGCGGGCGCAGCATTGCATGTAAGTCTCCACACTCATCACAGGCCCCCAGAACACAACGGTGTCCGCTGCCGTTAGCGTCACGCCATGCGATGCCGACTGTGGTTGAATGACAAGTACCCGAGGGGAATCTTCCGTCTGGAAACGTTTGAATATTGCTGCTCGTTTAGTAGCCGTAATGTCTCCGTGTATCTCCTCGCAATCAACGTTGTTTTTCTTTAGGAAAGTTGTGATCGTGTCAATACTGTGGCGGAACGGCGCGAATATCAGCACCTTGCGCTCGGTCTCCTCCAGCACCTCCATCAGCACGCTCAAGCGCGGCGCACAGTCAAACTCCACTACCTCCTGCATATCCGTGTAGGAAGCCCCCGCGCTGATCTGTAGCAACTTGTTGACGGATGCCGCTGCGTTGACCGCCGTGATTGTCTCGCCTGCTGCTTGCAGCACCATGCGTTCCTTCAGCAGCATGTAGTACTTGGCTTGCTGTGGGGTCAGTGGTACCTCACGGGTAATGGTCACGACCGGCGGCAGGTCAAGGCACTGCTCTTTGGTAAAACGTATTGCTGGTTGAAGTGCGTCGAATACTTTCTCTGGTGCGTCTGACTTAGCCAGCCACCGGAACTGCGACACCTTGTTCATCACCTTATCGCGCCATGCTGTATAGAACCTCGGCACCGCATCAGAATTCACCAGCTTGGCAAGGCCGTACGCATCCAGCGGCGACTGCGAGGCAGGCGTACCCGTCATCATCCAGAGCAGCGTGGTAGGTTTGATCAGACGGTTCAGCGCCTTCCAACGTTTTGTTGATACGTTCTTGTATGCGTTCGCTTCGTCAACGATGATCAGATCAAACCGTCCGTCGTTGGCTATCTCGTCTGCCGTCAGATTCAACCCGTCATAGTTCATGATGACGAACTCGTAGTCACCCTGCACCATTTCTATACGGCGCGAGGCTTGCGCGTGGTGGGCGATGACAGCACTGCGGTGTAGGATGCTGTTGTTCAAGTCTTGCATCCATGCGCTCTGCATAATTGACAGCGGGCAGAGAATCAAACAACGCCTTATCTCGCCACGCTCCATGAGGTAGTCTGCAGCCCAGAGAGCCGAGAGGGTCTTACCCGTCCCCGGTTCCGAGAAAACAAACGCCTTGCGGTGCATGGTAAGAAACGCAGCCGTTTCCATCTGATGCGACATCGGAGTAAACCGACCGGGCCACGAGTAACGACGAGTGATCGGCGAAGGGACGTTCTTAACCCCGAGGTTTTTAAGTACACGCGCCTCATCTAATCCCCAGTGAACTGCTATCTCATGCACACCGTTCGGATATGCGTTAAGTATTTTGCTCTTCGGAATGATCTTATATTTCTCCGGCGTACGTGTACGTAGCACGAGTGCCTTGTTATCAATTATCTGCATCAAAGATTCTCCACACTTCGCGTCCTACATCTGGACGATACAGCTTTTGAATTTGTCCTGCGAACCATAGCTGCTGTTGCACAGGCATGTAATCCATCGGTACATCTTTAGTGTCTACCCAGCCGACACCGAATCTGTTTATCCACAAGTCACGGAGAACAGACGGTGGGATTTGATTACGGTCTAAGTTACTTCCCGTTATCACGCTGGTTGACACGCTTGTTACGGAGCCGGAGATTGCCCACTGTGGTCTTGCCTCCTGCACGGATGGGCTTAACGTGATCAATGTCCTTTCCGCTTCTGTCAATTCCATCTTGGTCATACTTTCTCCGTGCCTTCTGGCGTTCGAGTTGGTCTTTGGTTTCACCGTTTTGTTTCTGTAGCTTGTATGCGTGCTTGTAGTCACGCTTGCCGTTTACTTGGGTCATGACGATCTCCTAATGTTTCGGGTTGAACTCGCAATCTTTCACTACGCACCAGCCACACAACGGTGTCTGTGTTGGATTCCATACGTCGTTGGCATGGCATGCAGCCAGCCTTGCGATGCGCTCCCGATATTTCCACCAGTGAGCGTCAGCTTCTTCACGCGACATGCTCTGCTTGACCATGTCGTTCTTCACCACAAACAGCAGCGCCGACTTGACTTGACGA